AACAATCAGAAAGTTTATTATCTAAAATGATATTTGTTAAAGTAGCCATTTTATATAAATAATATTAAAAACAAATCGTTATTTAGATTTTTCATAATCAAGAATTTTGTGAATATTTTGAGCAATATAAAATCCTAATAATGGTGGAACTGCATTACCAATATATTTATAACAAGCAGATGTTGAAAGTTTTTCTTTTTTATTAACCAATTTAAAATTTGGTGGAAATGTTTGTATATTTGCACATTCTCTAACAGTCAATCGTCTTTCTATTAGATTGTTATTTAATTCTTCTTGATAAATACCTCCATGTTCTTTTGTTTTTCTTCTGTATTCAATATTTCCATGATGTTCTGCTCTAATTGTAGGTGATAATCCTTGTAATTTTATTTCAATTTGTCCCTGTCCTTTTGATAAAAATTTTGCTTTAGAATAGTTTTGTTGAGATTCATCTTGACTTTCATCAGGTTCCTTTAAATAACTAATATAATTATTAACACTTACAAAATCATCATTCTCAAAAATTTTATCTAATTTAAGTAATTCATCATATAATTCAGGATTTTGTTCATATATTTTTTTTTGTAAACCTACAAAAAAAATTCTTTTCCTTGTTTGTGGAACACCAAAATCAGGAGCGTATATATCCCATAAAATAACATGATAATTCATATTATTGGTTTGTTCAAAATCATTTCTAATCGTATCTAATAAATTATTAGGCATACTTTTTAAACCACTTACATTTTCAGCAATAAATATTTTTGGTTGAACTTTTTGTATAATTTGAATCATTGTTTTATAAAGAGTACCTCTTCTTGCTTCTTTTTTATCATTTATTCCAAAATGATTTTTGCTTGATTTTAAACCTAATCTTTTTCCAGCAATTGAGAAGTCTTTACAAGGAAATCCCCCTAAAATAACATCTGCTTTAGGAAAATTATATTGATTATTAATTAAATTAACAATACTATCTATAACATAGTTATTTGGAATAATATTAATATTTTTAATATATATTTGTTTACATTTTTTTTCAATATCATTTGAAAATATTGTTCTGAAATTATTTTTTTTTAATAAAACAAAATCTTTATAAATTTTACTATTAGATACAATGAAATCGTTATTTTTGATTGATTTTTTATGAACTAAAAATCCTCCTTCAAAACCAAGATCTAATCCACCGATTCCGCTAAATAATGATAATATATCATACATAGTTTATTATTTAAATAGTATTAAAAACAAATCGTTATTTATATAAAATATGTAATGATAAAATAACATATTAATATATAATGTATATTGCTGATTTATCTCAAAAAAATTTATTATCAAAATTTAAACCTTGTGAATTATTTTGTGAAAGTGAACAAAGATGTAAAATTTTAGGAATTGACATTTTTGAACCTTGGAATACATTCACTTGTTTTGCTTATATTATATCTGCTATTATTATTGCTTTGACCACAACTGCTCCAGATTCAGTTTCTAAAAGTTTAAAAAATTTATATGTAGTGAGTGTAATTATATTGGGTATTGGAACTGGTTTGTGGCATGGGTGGCATATACTTGCATTCAAAATAATAGATCAAATAGGAATGCTTTTAACAATTTATACTTTATTATTATGTCAAATAACCCATCGTTTTGATTTAACAAAAAGTATTGAATATTTAACAATAATTATTCCAGTCTTAATTATTAGTGTTTACTTTTTAAAGTATAAAATTGTAAAATATGCGAATGTTATATTTACTTTATGTATTTTATTAACAATTGTATTTATGATATATGCAGGTAGTGATGGTTCTCTTAGTTTTGATGTGAATTTATTAATTGGATTAATTGTATTAATAATTGGGAAAATTGTATGGATTATTGATAAGAAAAAGATAATTTCTCTTCATCATTTTTGGCATATTTTAACTGGATTAAGTATTTTTTGCTTTTGGCAATCATTTTCTTACAATTATGATGAAACCAAATTTTCTAAATAAGTAACCAGATTATTATTTTCAATATCTCTTGCAATATCTATACATTTTCTATCATCATAATCTGCGGATTCTATATTTATACCACTTTTATATAAACGATCAATTAATTGAATATCATTATTATATGCTGACCAACATAAAATAGAAGCACTTCGTTCTTCATCTAATCCAAGATTTGCTGATTTTTCATGTAAAATATTTATAATATTTTTATGATTATGTTGAACTGCTTCATATAAAGGTGTAAATCCAAATCTATCTTTAATATTAATATTACTACCATTCCATATTAATATTCTGACCATATCTTCATTACCAGAAGCACAAGCAATATGTAACGGAGTTCTATTATCATAATCTCCTTTATTTATTTCAATACCTAAGTTAATAATTTTCTGTAATAAATATGTATCATTTAGATAGATAATAGTACAAATTAAACTGGGTAACAATGCTTTTTTCATATGATTATCTCCTTCTTTAATTAATTCTACAATAACAGATTCAATTAATTCATTACTAATTAATTCGATTGGTTTTTTATATTTTTTAAATAATGAAAATGGTATATAAATATAAGATATAATATTAGATTTTTTTTCTTCATCTAATATTTCTATATTTAATTCAGTATTAGCATTAGAACGATGAAGATATTCATTATTTGTATTTCTTCCCCAGCGATCTATCATGTTAACATCTGCTTGATAATTTGTTAATATTTCAATTGCTTGTGTATTTTCAATATTATTAGCAATATGTAATGGTGTTCTATTATCATAATCAAAAATATTAGGTGATACACCATTATCTAACCAATTTTTTAATTCTTCATTTTTTTTATAATAAACTAAATAACATAATTTTGAAGCAAGTATTTCAGAACAAAGTATTATTTTACCACCATGATTATATAAAAATTTAGCAACTTCATAATGTCCATAAATTAGAGCATCAGATAATGGTGTATTATCATAATTATCTTTTACATTAATATTACAATGATATTTTAAAGTTAGTAATTTAACAATTTCAATATTTCCCTCAGAAGATGCTATATGAATTGGTCGTCGTCCATCATAATCAGGAATATCACTATTAGCACCCAAATCCAATAATTCTTCAATTTTATCAATAAAACCAAATTTTGTATAAGAACATAATAAAATTGGTAATAATGTTTCTTCTATTTGATTTAATTTTTGTGGAGATAATGACTTATTTTTAAAAAATGTATTTACAATATGAAGACGTTTCATTATCATTAATGAAAGATTATATCTTCTTAAATGATCTTCTGGAACAGTTAAATTATTTAATTCAACTTTTATTAAATTATGAAAAGTATTTAAATTTAAATAAAATAACATTACAATAATTTGAGCGGGTAATGCTACATATGGTATTCCAGTTGGTTGTAAAAGTGCACTTAATGTACAAGTTAATATATTTGATAAAAATACTCCACCAATTCCAAATATTATAGATTGACGATTTAATATAAAAAATGCTCCAGCAATAATTTGAAAAGTAATAAGTCCATTTAAGGGTATGAAAAAATATAATGGATCTGATTCTAATAATTGAATTCCCATTAAATATTGAAATAATACTGCTAAAAATGCCCCTATCCAAGTAGTTAATGCTAAAATTGGCGATGCTATAAAAACACCAATTGTAAATGGTATTGCTGAATAAACATTTGAACTAAAACAACCACCACCTACCGCTTTTGCGATTTGTAAGAAAAATTTTTTAATACTTATATCTATTATTTCTCTTTGTTGTGGTTTTATTAAAGATGGTTCTGTTGTTGTAGTAAAATGTGATGAATAGAGTGTTAATCCTGCCCAACAACATAATATAATTGTTGGTGATAGAACTAATGGTGATATTTGTAATCTTTTTACACATATTTCACATAAAGATTGGAATAATATTATTGCTAAAAATATTAGTGGAATTAATACAATAAATAGTTTTAAATAAGTTGTTCCTAAATCATCTTCTCTGGTTATACAAAGAAATAAACTTAATAATAAACCATTACTTGGATATAAACCATTATAAATTAATTCTTTATCTATTTTAAGTAAATAACAAATAATTGTTGCGATTATTATTCCATATAATGCAAAAATACAAAGTAAATTATTTTTTGTATCAAAAAGTGTTGCTATTAATACAGAAAAACCTAGAATTGGATTACTAATTCCAAAAAATAATCCTATACTACGAAATATTGATATAAATAATAACATCATTGGATTATCTTGAAAATAAATATGTATATCTGGCATTGTTCCATTTAAATATTTATAAAATTGTTTTGTGTAAATAATATCTGTTTTTTGAAATTCTTTAATATAATTAGAATTCCAAATCGAAATCTCCTTGTGATCATTTAATATATTTGTATCTGGTTGATTCATTTTGCCCACTATCTATTTATATTTAATTAAATAGTTAATTGTGTTTATTAAAAATTTACTTAAAGTTATTATACTAAAGATACTGTAATATAATGAAATGTTATCCTGGAAAGCCAGATGTCGTAAAATTAGATGTCATTAATAAAAATTACGTAACTTTAGTTTCAAAAAAAATTAATTATGAAACTAATAATAAATTACGAAAAATAATTAATTATGATTATTTTTGTCATTTTACTATAAATGACACTACAATTGTTGGTTTTGAACCAAAAAGTATTTTAAATACAGATAATGAACCAAGTGAGGAGATAAGAAATAATTTATTTGATAAGAAATTTTATAAATTTCAAGAAATTGAATATCCTATTTTTTTAGGAGGATATCTTGGTTATTATGGTTATGAAAATATATCAGATATTGAACCAACAGTGGAAATAAATGATAATAATCCAACAGGAATTCCAATCAATATTTTATGTTTATATGATAAATTTATTGAAATAAATAATAAAACAAATACAGCAAGATTATGTGCTATTTGTAATTTAAATGGAAATATTTCAGATAATTATGACAATACGATTAAAATGATAAATGAATTAGAAACTTTTCTTAAAATAGAACAAGAAATTTTATGGAAAAGGCAATTGAGTTCAGTTGCTATTTCAGATAAATGGCAAACGAATAGTGATAAAATAAATTTTATTAAAGTTGTAAAAAAATTAAAAAATCGTATTCATAAGGGTGATTTTATTCAAGTAGTTCCATCACGTAAAATGTACAAATATACTTCTTCACATCCATATGATATATTTGATGAATTATCTGAAATTGGTAAAACATGTCCATATAGATTTATTTTAAAATTCAGTGATTTTTTTGTAATTGGTGCTTCTCCAGAATTATTAGTTAAAATCAATAATGGTAAAGTGTCAACTTGTCCAATTGCTGGTACAAGACCTCGTGGTGCAACAGAAGAGGAAGATTTAATAAATGAACAAGATTTAATAACAGATAAAAAAGAAGTATCAGAACATATTATGTTAGTTGATTTAGCAAGAAATGATATTGGTAAAATAAGTAAGCCAGGAACAATTACAATAGATGAATATAAAGAGGTTAAGTATTTTTCCAATGTGATGCATATATGTTCCAAAGTTACAGGTCATATTAAAGAAGATTATGATTGTTTAGACGCATTACGAGCAATTTTTCCAGCAGGAACATTAAGTGGTGCTCCAAAAATTTGTGCTATGCAAAATATTACAGAAGTAGAAACTGAAAGAAGAAATTTTTATGGTGGTGGTATTGGTTTTATTAATTACGATAAAACATTAGATATGTGTATTGGAATACGAACTGTATTATATAAAAATAGCACTGTTTACTTACAAGCAGGTGGTGGAATTGTTTATGATTCTAATCCAAAATCGGAATTTTATGAAACTATGCATAAAATGAATAGTGTCAAGAAAGCAATTATGAATGCTGAATTAACTTATTTAAAAAAGGATATAAAACCAAATACACGAGTTCTTTTAATAGATAATTATTGTAGTTTTACTTATAATATTTTCCAATATTTATCAGAAATGGTTGATAACATTGATGTAATTAGGAATGATTCAATTGATATATCTAAGATATTAGATTATACACATATTATATTAGGCCCTGGTCCAAAATCTCCAAAAGATACAGATGGGTTTAAAGAAATTTTAGATACTTGTAAAGGTAGAGTTCCTATATTAGGAATATGTCTAGGTCATGAATGTATTTATGATTATTTTGGTGGAACAATAAAAGTATGTCGTGAAATAATGCATGGAAAATCTTCAGATATGACGCATAATAATAATAAATTATTTAATAATATTACAAATCCATTTAGTGCGATGAGATATCATTCATTAGTTTGTGATCCTGATACATTACCGAATGTTCTTGAAATAATTTCAACTACATCTAATAATATTATTATGGGTATAAAACATAAAGAGCATGATATATATGGAATTCAATTCCATCCAGAATCAATAGAAACAAATTTTGGTAAAGAATTATTAAAAAATTTTTTAGTTATTTAAATACCACATCCACAACTAGTTTCATTTTCTTGTGCTTGTTCTTCTTCTACGATTTCTTCTTCACCTTCTCTTATAATTTTAAAAGATTCAGGTATATCTTTTTTTGTAAGTTTATGTCCTCTTGCTACTTTAAATAAATTTTCTACATGAATTTTATCTAATTTATGATAATTTTTTTTATTATTTTGTAACCATTTTGTATATACATTAACATCACTAGTAGGATCATACGGTCTATGATTAATATTTCCAAAATGTTCTAAACCATTAGTAGTAGCAGTATCATTATAATAATTTTCTTGAACTACTTCTTTACGAATAGGTTCAGCAGGAATATCTCTTTTGAATGATTTATTATTATAAACAATACCTTCAAAGAAATTTTCTTGAGATTTTTCATTCCAATATGGTTCGGCAACATAAAAATCATCAACTTCATCATATGTACCTAAATTAGTAAAATTTTCTTGTTTTTTTGGTTCAGCAGTTATTTGTGGAATTGGTTGTTGTTGCATTAATTTTTCAGACATTTCTTTTGTTTTATGTTTGCTATAATTTCCTTGAAATCCTTCATTTTTAAATCCTTCGTATTTAACAACTATATTTTGTTTTGGAAGTTTTATTTCTAAATTTTTTAATCTTCTATCAACAACTCTTGTTATAGTAACACCTAATAAGTAGGCTAACATTATACATATGATAACTAGTATTAGATAACTAACAGCATTATCTTTCAATTGAAACATTATATATATATTAATATCTAATATATATATTTTGTTTATTTTTCTGTAAAAAACATTACTATAACTAATAATTAAAATATTTAATTTAAAGAGCAGATCCGAAGGAAGAACCATCATATCCGGTAATTCCACTAGTTGGTTGAGCAACTTCTTCTTCTTCTTCTTCTTGTTCTGGTTCTTGTGCGACAGCAGCATCTTCAGTCCATGCTTCAGCAGATTCAGTTGGAACTTGAGCGGCAACAGAAGCAGCAGATGCACCTGGGAGCATACCTTGAACACCATCATAAACTTCATTAAATCCTCTTTGGACATTATCAACAAGACCTTGAGCGGTATCTTTAACAGTGTTAACAACACCAGCAATTGGGGAACCATCAATACCAAGTCCAGATTGGACGGTATCAAGAGCATTATCAATGATATCTTGGGTATCATCAACAACATCATTGATCCATTCTTGTGGAGTATCAACAGCAGATTGGAGAGCACCGTAGATAGAGTTGGTAGTTTCAGCCTTTTTTAAGAAAATAATGGAAAGAGTGAAAGCAACTGCAGAAAGGAGAGCAATGGAGGTATCTTTAAGTCCTAAGTAAGCAATAAGGAAAAGAACAACAATTCTGAATAAAGCGTTGTTAAAGAGACCAGCAAGGAATGCTGGTAATCTTGGAGCAGCAAGTCCTGCGTAAAGAACGAGGAAAACTTTAAGAATATTTTTTGCGTATGGATTATCTAAGAAAGAAAGTGAGTTTTGTACAGCAGATTCAACTTGTTTTAACATAGTCTTTATATTTATAATATAATCAAAGAAAATTATTTAAATTGATATTTATTAAAATAGAATTTAACTTATAAATAATAAGTTAAACTAACATTTGCTATATAT